AATGATTTGTTGCCCATTCAATTGGGAAACAAGTAGAATATTGTTGACCATTATAGTCATAAAATTTAGGCATTGATTTGTGCATTGTATTTGCAATGAGTGATGTTATTAATGAGTTATTTACATACCATTTATTCAATTTTTTATTTATTTCTTTCCTCTTTTCTTGGATTTTCTTGCCATTTTCTTTGTTTTTCTATTGGATTTCTTGTTTTTCTTTGATTTACGACCCTTGCGAGATTTTCTTTTTCCTCCTTTAAAAAGACCCCAACCTCCTTCTGTTGCTTCTGGTGCTGTTGCTGCTCCTTCTGTTGCTTCTGGTGCTGTTGCTGCTCCTTCTGTTGCTTCTGGTGCTGCTGCTGTTACTTCTGCTGGTTGTTCATTTATCTCCATATAAACTAATTCGTGATCACTTTTATTACTTGGTTTGTTCATATAGTCTGCTTCATCACCTGTATAAATATGAAGTTCACCAGCATGATTGTCACTACTAAATACTTTGTCGCCTTTATTTATATAATGAGCAATATTAATACCATGTTCTTCGGGAATTTTAATTGGACCCTTTTTTTCTTCCTTACCAATGGTTATTGATTTTTTTCCTTGAACTTTTTCGGATTGGTTTTCAACGGCTTTCTCTTTCATTATTTTTACCCTCTCTGTCTCTTCTCCCATACTATCCCAGTTATGACAACAAGCTTTTGGTGAGTCGCCCTTATAAAAAACTGATTTTCCTTTTATTGTAAAATCTGTAATAGCATCATATCTATCATTAAAATCACCCATGATATAAATATGATCGGGGTTTATTATTTTTTTGGGGTCCATGTTCAAAAATTTTTCAACTTCTGTTTCTAAAAAATCCTTATTTTTTTGCATCATATCATTAAATTCTTTTTCAAACAATCCATTGGGTGCGTCTTGAGCACCGTGCATATTTACTAATAAAACCTTTTCAATTTCAAAATATGCCATCAATAAAGGTCTTCCTGCTTGATTGACATTATCTATAATTTTAAACGTTGGAACACTTTTTAAAATATCTGCATTATAAATAATTTGTAATGCTGGTTTACCATATTCAAATACTTTTTCGGCTTCTATTGTTTTATAATTAGTATTCAGTATTCCTTTTGCCATTTCTGTAATTGCCATTGTACCTTGAACACCTCTTAAATCAGGTTGAAGAGTTGCTCGTGTTTCATCATTGGTTAAATTCATTTCTTGTAATCCAACGGCTAAAGGTTTTTTGTTATCAATAAAATGTCTTAAATGGTTTTTAGCATTATTCCAAAAAGTACGTTTTCCAACACTATCATCTACTTTGGGTTCACCATCTAATGGATCTCTTAAATGAAATGAATGTTCACTTACACCTGTTGTATTCATACGTTTATTTGTATTGTCTGTATTCCAAAATAAATCACCAGCAAAACTCATATTGTAAGTTCCAACAACAACAACCATATTTACTAAATAAATATATATATATATTAATGATATATTTATTATTCATAATTATAATTTAACCAATAATATCCTTTGGTGGAGGAACTACGGAAGGGATTGATGGATAGAATACAGTTTTGGCATTAAAAAGGGAAGGTTTAGATACCTGATTATCAACATATTTACCAGAATCAACCATTTGTTGCGTATATGTTATGCCTGCCCATTTTGAATCCATTGGATTGTCACTAATCTTTTTTGCATTGGTAGAATCATGTATAGCATCAACATTTGTATATTCTCCTATATGTTGACCGGTTGGGTCAAATCCGTGATACTGGTCTTTATTATAGGGTGGGTTTGCACGACTGGCATCATTTACTTGTTTAATAGCATCATTTACTTGTTCCGCGTCGTGTTGAAGACCACCTTGTAAATCAAATGGACCAGGGCGAACGCGATACACATCCTCACCTTGTGCGTTATTTTCTTGTTGTAGATACAGTACTGGACATACCTCACCCTTTTTCTTTTGTATCTCTAAATAGTTGATATATTCATCTAAATTAAAGAAAGAGAGGGGATTTGTCTCGTCCTCTGGTTTATTCGTATTATATAATAATAACGAATTGCCTTTTTGAATTAACATATTTGGGCAACTTGCATCTGAACTATTTTCCATGTTCTCTTTTGATTTTATATTAATAGATACATCCCAATATACGGTAACATAAAGGCCTAATAAAAATGTACATAGTAAAAAGATTATAAATATTCGGTTAAATAATGTCATCTTGTATATATTTACAGTGACATAAATATTTGATTTCTTTAGTAAATTATATCTTACTAATATATAGAATAATTATGCAAAGTAAATTTGGTGGTGCAAAACCACGAAACAGTAAAACAAAAGGTGTGTCAAAAAGTCAAAACAACAGTGCGAAAGCTAAATCTAAACCTAAATCATCCAAAAAATCAAAATCAAAACCAAAAAAAAATACATCTAAGCGTAATACAAAAAAACGTAAGAGAAAAAGTCAACCAAAGATAAAAGAGATAGACTCCATGTGGAATACTATTATTAAGACGGTAGTAAATGATCCTCCAATTGAGGAGAATGTTGTAAATCCGGTTTTACCAGTTGAACAAACAGCCGACGGAATAAAACCAGTGGTCATTGTTCTTATCCACGCCGAATGGTGTGGACATTGTAAAACGTTACAACCAGAATGGGATATTATGGAAAAATCATTAAGCGATAACGAAAAACAAAATGTCGCATTTGAGGTAATAGAAAGTGCCGAATTGGATAACAAATTACCCCTCGTATCCCAAAAATATATGAATGGAAATGCATTAACACATGCAGGGTTTCCAACAATTGGTAATATACAAAATGGTGAGTTTCAACAATACGGGGGAGGGCGAACTTCTAATGATTTATTAGACTGGATTCGTGGGTTATTACCAAAACTATAATAGTTCGCTGCATATTTGGTAATAATTTATATATACGGTTATAAAATTGATTTAAAAAAGGAGAGTTAATATTTATCAAAATAATCTAAATATTAACGGGTAATAACTAATAACAATGTCTGTGTCAAAAATCGTCATACGTAAAAAGAAACCAACCGTGGTAAAATCTTTTCGGTTGATTGATTTTCATATATACGATGACTCGCCTGTCAAAGAAAATGATTCTGGATCAGATGAGGATTCTTATAAACGTTCCTACAAAAAGGATGATGATTTGCAGTTTGTAATTCAAATGTTTGGAATAAATGAACGCGGCGAAACATGTTGCCTCTATGTAAATGATTATAAACCATTCTTCTATGTTAAGGCGGGAGATTCTTGGACAGATTATAATGCAGGGGGATTTATGCGAGATTTACAAAATAATAAAAAACTGGATAAACGTTATAAAAATTCCATCATATCATGTGATTTGGTTGACCATTATAAGTTATACGGATTTTCAGGGGGGAAAAAGCATAAGTTTTTAAAACTTTCATTCAAGAATACTGTTGCTATGAATAAATACAAGAATTTATGGTATACGTATAACAACGATGAAACTACCAACAATGGAGAATATCGTACTCGTACGAACATTGTATTTCAGGGAGTAACAACGGAATTGTATGAAAGCAATATCCCCCCATTATTACGATACTTTCATATTAATAATATTAGTCCATCTGGATGGGTATGTTTTAAAATGAATCGTGTGATTAAACCGCAAATCCATACAACTACATGCAAATACGAATTTATATGTCCATTGACAGAATTAATTGCACAACCAGAGAAAGAAACCATTGTTCCATATAAGATATGTAGTTTTGATATAGAAGCCAGTAGTAGTCATGGTGATTTTCCAATCCCAATTAAAACATACAAACGATTCGCATCCAATGTTGTTGATATTTTCATAAAACAGATGTCCGTACTAAACGAATCTGTGTCAAAACAATTATTACAAAAAATGATTTTGGCAGCATTTAATTACGGTAAATTTGAGGATGTTGATATTGTATATCCCAAACATTGTCCAACCCAGCCTCAATTAAACAAATATATTCAAATATTATTAAATGAAAGCGTTGAACATGTAAAAAAAACGAACCAAGATAGTGATACAAATGTATTATTAACAATAGATGGAATTTTTGAACAAATAAAGGAAAATCAACAATACTCTGGAACGGGAGACGATGATAATGAAACGACTGAAGTTAACGAAACAAGTGGGTACTATAACAAAAATTATACACGTAAACCCAGAATAAAACGAAATGATACTATTTTGGACATTTTGACCAGTGAAAACTATAATCGTGACGAAAAAATCCAATTATTAAATGAAGTCATGACACGTGTGTTTCCCAGATTGGAAGGTGATGAAGTAACATTTATTGGATCTACCTTTTTAAAATATGGCGAAAAGGAACCCTATTTAAATCATTGTTTGGCAGTAGGTACATGCGATGATATTCCAGGTATACAAGTAGTTAGCGTTGATACCGAGAAAGAAGTGCTATTGAAATGGGCAGAATTAATACAAACTGAAAACCCTGATATTATTATTGGGTATAATATATTCGGCTTTGATTACGAGTTCATGTTTCGCAGAGCACAAGAAAACCATTGCGAAAGAGAGTTTCTATTATTATCCCGGAAAAATAATGAATTATGTGCAACGGAAAGCCGTGAAAATCCAGGCGAATTAAATATTGAACACACCAAAATGAAAATTGCCAGCGGCGAATATGATTTGCGCTATTTCAAAACGACTGGACGATTGCAAATTGATATGTATGCCTATTTCCGTCGTGATTTTAATTTATCATCTTATAAATTGGATGATGTTGCTGGACAATACATCAGCGATTCTGTAAAATATATACGTTCAGTAGAGGATGATGTTCACGGTAATGTAACTCATTTATGTAGTAAAAACCTTATGGGATTAAACACTGGAGACTTTATTCATATAGAAATAACAGGATTTACTGCAGATTATTATAACGATGGGCAGAAATTCAGGGTACTTGACATACAAAACAAAGTAGATGTGACACATACAGTAAAAGGTAAAGAGGAGACAAATACATATAATATAATTGTCATTTCAGGCCATTATGATTTGGACGATAGTAAGTCTATCAAGTGGGGCATGGCAAAGGATGATGTAACACCTCAAGATATTTTTAGATTATCAAAAGGAACATCTGCCGACCGAGCGGTGGTTGCAAAATACTGTATTCAGGATTGTAACTTAGTTCACCATCTAATGAACAAGATAGATGTAATTACAGGATATGTTGAGATGTCTCGTATTTGTAGTGTTCCCATCAGCTTTCTGGTATTTCGTGGACAAGGTATCAAATTAACCAGTTATGTTGCTAAGAAATGCCGAGAAAAAGATACCCTTATGCCCGATTTGGAAAAACCTAAAATCGCAGAAGGATATGAAGGAGCCATTGTATTACCACCGAAATGCTCTATGTATATGGATAATCCAGTGGCATGTGTAGATTACTCATCTCTATATCCGTCCTCTATGATTAGTCAAAATTATTCACATGATAGTAAAGTATGGTCAAAAGAATATGATTTGGATGGTAACTTAATACAGATTGTTGGTGAGCGAAATAAAAAGGGAGAATTTATTTATGATAATTTGCCTGGATATCATTATATTAATATTGAGTTTGACACGTATCAATATATTCGTAAGAATCCAACAGCAAAAGCCGATAAAACGAAAGTAGGAAAAATGGTTTGTCGGTGGGCTCAATTTCCAGATAACAAGAAGGGCATTATGCCATCTATTTTGGAAGAACTATTAAAAGCACGTAAAGATACACGTAATATGATTAAAACAGAATCAGACCCATTTATACAAAATATTTTGGACAAACGCCAACTTGGTTATAAGGTTACGGCGAATTCATTGTATGGTCAATGTGGCTCTCGTACCTCTACTTTTTATGAAAAAGATGTGGCTGCATCCACAACCGCAACTGGACGTATGATGATTATTTATGCCAAGCGTATGATTGAAGAAGTATATGGCGATAGGATATATGACACCCTTACACACGGTCCAGTACGTACAAAAGCCGAGTATGTGTACGGAGATAGTGTTGCAAAATATACACCAGTCTATGTTCGCGTTAACGATAAGATTGTCATTTGTGAAATATCGGCATTATCTGATTCTTATGGAAATAACAATTGGGTTACATGTAGAGAACAAGGTAAACAAGATAAGGAATTTTGTGAACTTAACAATGTTGAATCGTGGACCGATAGCGGTTGGACAAAGTTGCATCGTATTATTCGGCACAAATTAGCCAGTCATAAAAAAATGATGCGGGTACTAACCCATACAGGGGCGGTTGATGTAACCGATGACCACTCATTGTTATTAACCAATGGCACAGAAATATCTCCCAAAGAGGTGGAAGTTGGGACAAAATTATTACATTCTACTTTAGTGCCAGATGAATCACTTTGTAAAGACACTATTTCGGTTGAAGAAGCCAAAATATATGGGTTCTTCTTTGGTGATGGTAGTTGTGGTACATATAAATGTCCATCTGGTTCAAAATCATCGTGGGCTTTAAATAATGCAAATGATTATATACTTGATAAATATATGGAATTGTGTAAAGTGGCCTATCCAGAGTATGATTGGAAAATATATGATACAATAGAATCTTCAGGTGTTTATAAAATATGCTTTACATGTAATGAATACGGTGAAAAAAAACAATTTATTGAAAACTATAGAAAAAATACATATTATAACAACAGCAAAATTATTCCAGACTTTATTATAAACGGTTCTCAAGCAATCCGTAAGGCATTCTGGGAAGGGTTATACGACGCGGATGGTGATAAAGATTCTCATGGATATATTCGCATTGACCAAAAATCCCAATTAAGTGCTTCTCATATTTGCTGGTTAGCAAATAGTATTGGATATAAAACGTCTATTAATACCAGAAGCGATAAAATGAGTATATATAGAATTACGGCTACAATGGGTTCCCAGCGTAAATGCCCAGATGCAATCAAAAAAATAGACGAAATACCGGAGTACAATGATTATGTATATGATTTAACTACAACGAATCATCATTTCGCTGCTGGAGTCGGTAATATGATTGTGCATAATACAGATAGTGTATTCTTTACATTTAACCTTGAAAATGCAGATACTGGTGAAAAAATACGAGGTCAACCTGCATTAGAAATGACAATTGAAATTGCTCAAGATGCCGCCGATTTATGTACAAAATATCTAAAACCACCAATGGGGTTAGAATATGAGAAAACATTAATGCCCTTCATTCTGTTATCAAAGAAACGATATGTTGGTATGTTGTATGAAGATAACCCGAATAAAGGATACCTGAAATATATGGGATTGTCATTAAAACGTCGTGATTCATGTGATTATCTAAAAGATGTATATGGAGGAATCTTGAATATTTTGATGAAAGAATATAATTTACAAAGTGCTATCAAGTTTTTGGATAAATCATTACATGACCTTATTAATGGAAACGTTAGCATGGATAAATTGGCAATTACAAAGGCTCTTAGGAGTGGCTATAAAAATCCAAAGCAAATGGGTCATTTTGTATTGGCAGAACGAATTGGTAAACGCGACCCAGGTAACAAACCAAAACCAGGCGACAGAATGAAGTTTGTATTTGTTGTAAATGATACTCCCAAGGCGTTAATGGGAGATAAAATAGAAACAACCGAATTTATTGTGGAAAATAATCTCAAAATTGATTACACACATTATATTACAAATCAACTCATTAAACCATTACAACAATTATTTGGACTGGCATTGGAAGAAATTTGGCGGATACAAGGGAAAACCTCTGCAATCAAAACATATAATCGCGAACTCAAGAAATTAACGGCGGAATTTCCAGACATTGAGATATTCATGAAAAAGAAAGAAAAATATTGCTCTGCAAAAGTAAAGGCACTTCTATTTGATGATGTCTTAAATAAAATTTATAATGAAAAACATAGTATTCAAACAATTACCTCTTTCTTTAAACGGTAATATCATGTAAATTATTCTTGTGAAAATATTTAAAAATTATTTCTAAATATTTTTTATTGTACGTTAGGCATACATCATATATAATACATCTTTTGTGTCATTATCTATTGATAGTGTGGCTGAAATATAGATAAATATAAATAGCAATATTATTGGGATAAATAATTCCGTTAAATACATAGTATTGGATTAGATTATAATTGTAAAGAATTATTAGATGCGTCCACCGCGTACATTTGAAATGATACTAATGGCTGCTGTACATTGTTTGATGAATCTACATTTGATAACGACGTTATATATTGAGATAAGTTACTTATAATATTATTACTTGAATCCACAATTGCTGTCTGTATCATAGATTCTATTGTACTACTTAAATTACTTGTCGGTGAATAAGAACCAATATTGTTATTTACAGATGCATCCGTAAATGTATAACTGTCGGTGGTTCCAACTTGAGTTGTGTGTCTATCATCATCATCATTATCATCATCATCATCATTATCATCATCATTATCATCATCATTATCATCATCATTATTATATCGCCGTTCTCTCTCATCTACAGTTGAATGATATGTACGAATATCAAAGCGACAAACAGGACAACCTACATTATCATGAAACCAACGAATAAACGCATCTTCAGTAAAAACATGTTGGCAATGTAATATTCTACATAATCGATCACCCGATTGAAATGTAGCTAATGTAATAGGACATCTGGTGTTTGTTAATTCCATTGAACCATCATAAAATATGATTTCACTTGCATTTTCTATTTCAGCAGAGTTAGGAAAGACAGGTACGTTTTCAAATAGAGTTGTAGCATTATTTGTGTTAATAGAAGGGAATAAAATATGTGAAAAAATATTATTTAATCCAGTAGATGATGTGGCAGATGTTGTTGTGGCAGACGGTGGATGAACATGTAGACGTCGTCCTCGGGTGGGTCGCGATTGCGAACGTGGTTGTGGTTGACGATTGCGTGGTAAAGTAGTATTAAATATATTTCTCTGTCTATTAGTTGGTGTAACATTTGTTATATCTGTTATTCTATTTAATAACGTAGTAATCTCTCTCATATTCCTTGAATGGTCATGCATAACTCTATTATAATTTTCTAAACTTCTATTTTCCAAACGAACCATATCTCTTGCTATGGTAAGAATTTGTTGATTGATATTAGGAGAATATGATGTAATAGGGGGGATATACGATGTATTATGATGTTGATTCGTGGAACTACCAGAAAGATAATTCTGTATAGTTTCCGATACAATATCATGTATATTTCGCTCAATATTTGAAAACAGATTGGGTTCTCGGTTGTCCATGCAGATTGATATAATATAATATAATATAAAGAATCGTGTTTATATTGTTATAAATATAGAAAATAGAAATGGACTTATCTCAGTATAAAGACAAAGGAAGAATTGGTTTGGAAAACCTGGGGAATACGTGTTTTTTAAACGCATGTATGCAAGTTTTGAATAATACATACGAATTGAATGATTTATTGGATAAAACCCAAATAGATTCGTTGCCAGGTTCTCCAGATAAGATTATATTAGAAGAATGGAACGAATTGCGCAAAATAATGTGGAGTGGAAATGGTATAGTAACCCCTCGTAAATTTGTTCATAATGTACAGCAAATAGCTAAAGAAAAGGGTAGAGATTTATTTACAGGGCATGCACAAAATGATATGCCAGAATTCTTATTATTTTTTATGGATTGTATACATTCAAGTATTTCACGAAATGTGAAAATGAATATTAATGGAACTCCAAAGAATGATTTAGATAAGATGGCAATTCAATGTTATAAAATGTTGGAAACCGTATATTTAAATGATTATTCAGAGATTATGGATATGTTTTATGGTATATATGTATCCGTTATTGTATCTAAGGATACAAATGAAGTACAAACAATGAAACCCGAGAACTTTTTTGTATTGGACCTACATATAGATAATGAGATTGAAACACCACAAACCTTATATGATTGCTTAGATACGTATGTAAAACCAGAGATACTTGAAGGTGATTGTGCATGGTATAATGAAAAAACCGGAAAAAAAGAAGATATAAAAAAACAAATACAATTTTGGAATTTTCCACAGATAGTGATTATTACAATTAATCGGTTTACCCCAGACGGAAGTTCAAAAGTAAATAAAAACATAACGTTTCCATTAGATAATTTAGACTTGTCAAAATATGTATGTGGATATAAACCGTCAAGCTATAAATATGAATTATATGGGATATGTAATCATATGGGGGGAGTTACTGGCGGGCATTACACTGCCTTTGTACGGAATGTAGAAAAGAATTGGTTACATTTCAATGATAGAATAGTAGAATCAGTAGACAACCCCAATGATGTCATTTCCCCGGCGGCTTACTGTTTGTTTTATCGTAAAAAAAATAACACAGTATAATATATTAAACCTGATAAATACATATGAGTGATACTGAAATGAATAATCTTGAATCAATTACTGTTGCAAATACTGATACTGATACTACTACTGTTGCAAATACTGATACTGATACTGTTGCAAATACTGATACTGATACTGATACTACTACTGAAAAATCTATGGAAGAATCCACGGCAACATTATCTAATTTAGCAACGAAATCAAACTTGATATTAATATTGACATTTTTAGGAATATATTTTATAATTTATTTCGTGTTAGGTAAGTTTTTTAATAAAGGAGAAAACCCAAATGGTTTTAACGTAAGTCTTAGTAGAACATTGGATGTCATGTTTTTTGGATTTTTAATTATTATTACATATAGCATATATGATTCATATGAACAGAACCCTGACCGCAGCATATTTGAAGAATTATTCTCCAGTTTTATGGAATTTGTAAGTAGTTCATCCTCGGCATTTGTAGTTGGTATGGCTATTATTCTGTTTTACTTGGTTACTTATTTATTCCGTATACCCATGGACAAAGAAACAAAACCTTTCTTTATTTCTATTATTGAAACCTTAGCCTGGGTTTTATTAGTGATAATTTTATTTGTTGATTTTTTCAAATATGTTTTAAATATTTCTCTCTATGATATATTCCCATGGTTAGCCCCTGAGGAGAAAGAAGAGGCTCCTGAAACACCCACAAAACCCTTGCCCGAATTAGAAAAATGTGAAACAGAAGAACCAGATGATCCCGAATCGGAAGTATTCAATATTGCTAACAATAAATATACGTATGAGGATGCACAAGCCATATGTAAATCATATGATGCATCTTTAGCTACATATGACCAAGTAGAAAAAGCGTATAATAATGGGGGAGAGTGGTGTAACTATGGGTGGTCAGCTGACCAAATGATATTATTTCCCACACAGAAAAAAACATGGGAAAAGTTGCAAAAACTTGACGAGGGACGTGGTTGTAACTCAAAAACAGCAAGTCATAAAAATGATTGTGGACGTCCTGGAATTAATGGTGGATATATTGCAAATCCCTATGTCAAATTTGGTGTCAACTGTTTTGGAAAAAAACCCAAAGCAAGTGAAGATGATTTATCACGCATGACTGCAAAGCAAGACCAAACCTATCCTAAAACACCCACAGAACTACGTTTAGAAAAGAAAGTGAATTATTGGAAGGATAATGCAGATAAATTTTTACAGGTCAATTCGTATAATACTACTTCATGGAATAAATCGGGTGGAAAAACTACCACTACCACTACCGCTAACGACAGTACCAGTGATTCTACATAATAATGACCATACTAATAACCATAATAATGAATACACACGTATATTCATTATTTCCACTGATACATATTTTTAACTCATTTTTTTGTCTATCTTATCAAACATATCTTGGTTGTACACTAAATTACCAGTCGGTTTATATTGGTCGAGTGGGGTATATTCTTTTTTATTCTTTTGCAGCGAATTACCTTTATCGTTAAATAGTTTCGCATTCATATCCTCGTCGTCTTGTTCTGCCTTTAAATCACGTATAACATTTCCCTTCTCATCTAATACTTTGCCCGTTTGTTTTTTTACTTCATTTCTAACATAGGTCGGTATCCAATTTGCCCAAGAAACAAACAATGTGTTGGGATGCATATATTGTACGTGGAACCCATTTTCCTCTAATTTTACAACTAAATGACCTATACAATCCCCTTGGTTATATATAGGTTCTCCAAATATGTATTCTGGAACAGCAAACCATACATGAGTTTCCTTCTTTTGACCACGCGTAGTACTTTTTATTTTGTTGTGTATCCTGTTTAATATTTTATTAAAAATCATTAATTGTTTTTGGTCTCGTTGTTGAGATTTAGTGTATAAATCGTCTATATTTATTTTTCCCACACTTTCTTCATCCGTTGAAAATAGAAAGTTTGACATATTATTGTTATATGTTCATAGAATAAACATAAACATATAACGTAAATAATAATAAATAATATTATCAAAATATGGAACAAAATGACCTTTTTTGTTCAGATAAAAAAGAATGTTCTCGGGATTGTCCAGAATCTTTACCAGAATATACTAACTTGTATAATAATATACCACATCCACATGATAATAATATCATACGGCATCTTGTTATATCCGGCGGAGGTACCTTGGGATTTTCGTATTATGGAATCTTAAAGGAATCCAATAATTTGAAGATATGGCAATATGAAAATATACAAACTATTTATGGTACATCCGTCGGTTCTATATTAGCCACCATTATGTCGTTAAATTATGATTGGAATACACTGGATGATTATTTAATTAAACGACCATGGCAAAATGTATTTCAATATGATATCAATACACTATTTGCTTGTGTACAAAATAATGGTATTTTTTCTAAATCTGTTACTGAAAAAATATTACAACCATTGTTATTAGGCAAAGATATCCCATTGTCTATCAATATGAAGGATTTTCATACAATAACCGGAATTGAACTTCATATAATCGCCACAAATGTCAATCATTTCAATGCTGTTGATATATCATATAAAACTCATCCCGACTGGAAACTGATTGATGCAGTACACGCATCATGCTCAATTCCACTACTGTTTACACCCGTTCTATTAAATGGAGAACTTTATTGCGACGGAGGATTTATTACAAATTTTCCCGTTAAATTATGCATTGACAATGGAGCAAAATCCAATGAAATTATTGGAATTAACACACTATCTAAAAATAATGAAGAAACAGATACAAATGATTTTTCATTATTTGATTATATTGTTTTTTTACTAAACAAAATATTACAGAAGATTACGTTTCAAGATAACTATGATATACGTTATATGTTTGTTTTGCCATTTGATACAAGGTCTTTGACCAACATATCCATGGTTGCAGAATCAACCAATGTTCGCACTGAACTTATACAACATGGTATTGAGGAATGCCGAGAACAAATAAACCAATTTCATAACCTATAGATATATCGTCATTATACTAACATTATATCTACAAATTTATTCAACGAGGCCGTCTTCACAGAAGCATCGTAATCTATTGTTGTATTATCTTTTACCATTTTTACCGTTGGGTATGACTCTATATTGAATTCGTTTATTAATTGTTTTGCAGTGGATTCCTTATCATTTGTACAATCTACCGATATACACTTTACTACATACCCATTCTTCAACTTATTGTGCTGACTCATCTTAAATGCATCCCACTCGGGTTGGGCTTTTTTACAATGGGGGCACCAGTCTGCGTGGAAAAAATATATTAATGCTTCTTTTCCACTATTTGCTGCTGCCTGTCTACCAGAATCAGTTGATGCTGTACCACCACGGTTCATGGAATTTGCTACATCATCAAATGCACCTGGGGATTTTCTTCGTCTCATCCACCAAATAATTACTATAATAAAAACGATAAAAATGAATATACCTACCATTATCTTTTTATTAACAACGTATTTGCTTAGTACATCTATAATATGCGCCATTTATATTATAGCTGTATATATTTTTGGACATGCGTTAAACGAACTTACTAAATATTTATACTCTAACTATTTAGTCTATTTTATTATATAATTGTTATATAACTACCATGAAAAAGAGAACCTATTCTGCTAAAAATAAAACGAAACGTCGTTTACGGCCTATACTGAAAGATATTAACTCCATTTACACTAACGATGATTATAATAGCAATGATGGTATGTTAACCAGCATATGGGGACCAGGCATGTGGCATTATTTACACACGATGAGCTTTAATTACCCGGTTAATCCTACGAATGCAGATAAAACACATTATAGAGACTTCATTCTTAGTTTACGTAATGTATTACCCTGTGGAAAATGTAGAACAAATCTTCGTGCAAATTTTAAAAAAATGCCTCTTTATAAAAAATATATGAAAAATCGTAATATGTTCTCCAAATACGTGTTTGAACTA